GCTGTTCTTAATGTAACAGCACTTGTCCCAACTGCGTTTGAGGTATTTCGTTCAAAGTCTTGTGCCATTTTTTACTCCTATAACGCTATAGCCATTGCTACGGCAAAACCTTTTGATGCACTACCAGAGGTTATTCCTAAATTAGCTGGTGTAATCTTTTTCATTGTACCACCATCATCTACTAAAACAAAGTCCGCATCACTACTTGATGTTGTGGTTGATGGTGTATCTGAGTTACCTGTTGTTAATACTGTTCCAGTAGCATCTGGTAATGTGATTGTATTGTCTTGTGATGGGTCTACAACTTTTAATTCTGTTTCGTTAGCATTTGCAGTTTGACCCTCAAATACAATAGATGGATCTGCAAAATGATTATTACCATTTAATCTTAATCTGCCATAAATATCTGTCGTGCTAAAACCTAGTTGAACATGAAGTAGTAAAGCACCACCTACCATACTACGAAGTCTTAAATAACCATCTTCTTGACCATCAGCTACATCTGCTACAACACTATGTATTTTTGAATACTCAACATCTTGTGAATTATTGTTTCGACCTCTAAACAATATTTCACCGATTTGGTCACTATTTGCTGGACTAGATGAATTTCTGTATAATGTTAAACTTGGATCTTCTCCTGCACCTGCATCTGTAGATAATAGCTCTAAATCACCAGTAACTGTTGCACCAGCAGATGTGGTTTCAATCTTTTTGACATTGTTATGATTTAGCTCTACTGCACCACCATCTGAAAATGTTGCGTAAGTTGCTGATCCAGCACCATTTCTTAAATTTAAATCTGAAGCGTCTATAAATAAACTTCCACTACCTTGTTCTTGTATAATACTATTATTTGGATTATGAAAAATTTTTAAATCACCACTAGTTCCAAATTGCAGCACTTCGTTATCTGGAAACAAAACATCCCCATTAGCATCTGCTGTTACTGCTTTACTAGCTTGTACTGTTCCTAGTGTTGTTACATCAACATAGTTAAGTTCTGTGGTCGTTGCAGTTACACCATCTAGTTTGTTTATTTCTGTTGCAGTAGATGTTACAGCTACATCTTCGTTTATCTTTGGAGATGTTAAAGTTTTATTTGTTAATGTATCTGTAGTTGCTCTACCTACTATAGTGTCTGTAGTAGCAGGCAAAGTTAATGTTGTATTACCCGCAAAGTCAGAATGAGCAGGTGCTTTTAGTGCTGCATAGTGAGCATTAGAACTTTCACAATACATTCTTAACTCTGATTGTGCACCAGTATTTTTAAGCTCAATAACACCACCCTCTACTGTAAGATCATCACCCACAGATAAATCTGCACCTAATGTTGCATTACCACTTGCATCTAAAAACACAGTCTTTGACGCTGGTAATGTACAAAATATAGTTTTAGTTCCCGCACTAAAGTTTACTGCATTATCACTGTTGGAACTGCTAATAACTGTGGTTCTAGCTATGGTGCTAGAATCACTACTTAATGTACCTAAACCGACTTCAAACTCTGCCGTGCCTGGTAATGTTACTGCATAGTATGTTGTGTTAGAATTACCAACTCCAGTGCCAAAAGTTTCAAAACCAGTTACTGCACCAGCTAAAGTAAGTGTACCAGTGCCAGTTGTAGTGGTAGTTTCTTTTACTCTATCGTTTAATACTAATGCCATTATTTAAGCTCTATCGTTAAGTTGTTTGCATTTATTCTAAATATATCACCACTTGCTATTGCCTTACTTGCGTCTAATGCTCCAATAAATAAAACATTACCACCAGACCCCACAACATCTAAACTAGCGGTTGCGTGAGTTGCTACAAAGACATGAGTGATTGTATTGTTAGTCCCACCAGAGGCTGCAAATTCTATGTTAGCGGCATTTTTTATTGTCTGTGTATCTGCTGATTCAGCAGTTAATGTCCAGTTAGAAGCAGTAACCTGCACTCTTGCATAATTTGTAAACGTAGCTTCTGTTATTGTTGGGTCACCAGACTCTCCAGTTGAATCATTAAAATTAGATACTGCCGTTGCTAGTCCAACATAAATGCTATCACCTGGTGAACTAAACGATGCGGCATTGTTTTTGAAAATAAAACTTAAAAGTCTATTTTCTAAAAAGGTGGTTGCTGCATTTGCTGTTGCCATTTTCTACTCCTATGTTCTCGGTCTCGATGGTAGACCAACTCTATATCCATCTGTGTTTTCTCTTGCTTCACCTAAATCTTTTAGTCTTTCTAAATATTGTGCATACAGTCCATTATAATTTTGCAACACATCTGGCTCTCCTTTCATAAAACTATATGCCTCTACAAGAGAACCATAGAGTAATGCAAAAGGTGCATTTGTGCTTAACCAAGTTGTACCACCATCTGCACCTGCGGTCAAACTCGTAGGTCTATAGAAATAGTGCAATTCGATTGTATATGCACTATTTGGTGTGGGTGCTAATATAAAATTGTTTTCATCAAATCTGGCGTAATATTTAGGTAATCCAGTTGTTGAAGCAGCGGGTGTATATTCTCTTAAAAAGTTTACATCCTTTTGCAGAAGAAAACTTTCTGATCCAGACGTTGTAATCTGTAATGAAAATGATGCCAAATAATCTGAAGGCACTGTTAAAAACTGATCTGAAGAGGTTAATGTGCTCGTTACATTTTTTCTAAAATAATCAAAGTCTACACTCTTTAATATTTTTTCTTCTGCTGCTTTTACAAAATTAGGAATGTTATTTACAAATGTGGTCTCACTGTTATCTGTGTAGTCTTGTATTGCTGTAGTTAATGTTGCTTTTGTAAAACTCATTTATGTCCCCAATGTTACAGGCCCAGCAGTAGCAGAACCTCCACCACCCTTTGTATTTCCTATTGTAGCAGTTCCACTACTCGCAGTAAATGTATAAGTATCGTCAGTGACTTTTGTAATAGAATAACCAGATGAACTATTTAAAACAGTAGCAGTAAATCCATCAAAACCTGTGGCATCTCTAAAACGAACTGTGTCACTCGTTGATCTACCATGTGATGATTCTATAACTGTTATAACAGCACTGCCAGAACTACCAGATAAAAAAGGATTTAATCCAAGAATGTTTTCTACCGTTACTTCAGTTCTACTATCTGGTCTTGGTTCATATAATGCTGTTGGATCTGGACCTGGATAGTTTGGTTCTAACTGTGGGTGTTTTGGCTCATATTCATCTGGACCGACCTTCAAACCATTCCATTCTTTTCTCATTTCACGCAAACGATAGCGAAATCCAGACCGATCTGAATATCCGTATGCTTTTTTACCACTTGCATACCTAGCCATTAGTACCTCAAATATGATATATTCGGTGTTAATTTAAGTGGTGTGCTATTTGCATCCTCTGCCGCGGCTCTTTGAAACTCTTCTTCATACACAGCTTTTAGTATTTGTATTCTATCTGGTGCTTTTTTCATTGATATATAATAAGCAAGTCCAGCCGCCATACATGGTAAAAACCTAAAAGGTGCATCGGTTGTGTTAACTAAGGCATCTGCATCTTGTATTCTTCTTACATAGTAATACACAAGAGTATAAGATGTATCTGGTGTTGACCACAATGTAATCGTGGGAGTTGTTTGTCTATCAAAGAAATACTGACTTGGTTGTCCAGTATTACCTTTGTTAGGTATTCTTAAATACTCACCACGACTCATTTGCGTTAGAGTAAAATCAACGCTACTACTGTTTCTTAAAACAACTTCTAATAGATCTACAAACTCACTGTCTAATGTATATGTAGCTGTGCCAGATGTTACTGCCTTTGTTTCTTGTGTTACAGTCCATAAATTAAGACCTCTGTTTGCCCAATCAGCAAACATAAGATTTAAAGAGCGTCTAGCTGTTTTGGCATCATAGCCAGTTCTCATCTCTAAGCCACATCTCTCATAGGCTTCTTCGATAAGTTCTCCTACATCTAAATCAAAATCTCTTGAGTTTGAAGTTGCCATTAGGCTTTACCACCTCTTTTCATCCTTTTTCTCATAGTTCCACCACCCATCATTTTTTTACCACCAGGACCTACTTTTTTCGTTCCTGTTATAGGTTTGCCTCTACCCAACCCCTTCATAGGGTTTTTAATTTTAGCTGTCATTTTTTTACCGTTTTTGTTAGGCATCATTTTCTCCTTTTTCTAGTTAATGATTTCACTCTTCTTGGTTTACCAGCAGGTTGCCCTAACCGATTCTTTTGACTTATTCTACTTCTTTTTTCTTTAGCTGTCATCTCCTTAGTAGTCTTTGGAGTTTTAGAGCTAATTCTTTTACTTGGTCTACAATACGGAGTTCCTCTCTTTTCACCCTTTTGGCGACCACATGGTTTACCAGTCTTGACATCTTTCCAGTCTTCTTTAAACCACCTTTTAAGTGCTAGACCCTTTTTTGTCTTTCGAACTGCCATTACGAATACTTCGTTTTCTTTCTTCTATTTGACATTATAGCTCCACAACCTCTGGCTATGTTAGGATTACTAGACTTTCGTTTAGTTCTTCTAACGGCTGCACCTTCTTTAGCTTTCATTGATTGCTCTCTGTCTACTTTTTTAATGGCAGCCATAAGACCACCATCTGCTTTTTTCTTCTTTTTACCACCAGTTCCATAGTTGGCTGCACCGACTTTTCTACATTTAGCAATAGCACCTGAGGCATATGCTGATGGAAAAACCTTATATCTGGCTTTTACTTTATGGTAACATGCGTCTTTAGGCATAATATCTTCCTTTCATTATTTTCCAACAAGTGCAAAAAAACTCTCTTTTTTTACATTTGTGGCATACTTTAATTGGTTCACCCCTTACGACCTCTCCTTTTTTTAGAGGCAC